TTTATCTACTTTAGCTGTCTCGTCCAGAAGGATTCCAGACGGACCTTGGGGGCCAACGGTTGATACAGTAACGACCGTGGTGTCGCCGCTGTTATCTACGACAACAGTGTTGGTGACAGAGCTGATATTTACGGAGGTCATGCTGTGTACCCCTCAGAGACGTAGACAACACCTTCTAAATAATATTCCTTTAGGCCCGAGGGGTTGGTAAGGAGAACGTCGTAGTAAGCGACGTCCAGGAAGGTGGCTGTTTGTTCGTCAGTAAGAGAGATGGTTACCGTTCCAGTGGCACGGTTTGTGTATACCACTGTGAAGTCGGCGTATTTGGTGCTGCGGTCTTCGTTCCAGACTTGGGCGGCGACGCTCCAGCCGGTGAGGTTGATGGCGGTGTTGGTGCTGTCTTTGAATTGGAGCACCACGCTGTAGTCGGCTCGCCGTTGCAGTGCGATGTTGTACGTGCCTGGCGAGATGGCCATCAGTCGATACCCAGCAGCTCCTTTAACTCACTTACGGTAAGTCCGCTGGCGGCTAGTTTTTCGGCGGGCGTCAGCTCGGGGACCGGCTCGGGCTCTGGGGCAGGCTCGGGGGTGTTGCCGGCTTCCAACCAAGCCAGGTAAGCGGCGTAGTCGGTGTTGGCGGGGTCGGGTGGAATGGAAGCGTTGTCCGCAGTGCGAAGGATGGTATCGCCTTGTGTGAGTTGGTAAGTCATGGATCAGAGCTCCGCGCTTGCAGAAGCGAGGTCGCCTCTAATGCTTGCACAATCGGCTCCATTTGTTGCGCCAGAAACCGTGAAAACAAGGTGGCCACCATTTTGATTGCCGAATGATGAAGTGACAGCAGATGCAGTAATTGACCCGACACCAAATTGATCCAAAGTCGTTACTGCTCCCGAGAATCCGCCAAAGGTAATAGTTGGCGTCGCTCGCATTGCAACGTTGTATTTTGCAGTCATTTCTACAGACGTTGTGCTATTTGATCGGCCATACGCTCCAACGCCAACCGGTTGAAAATACCTCTGACACAACGCCAGCTCCTGCCCGAAGCTCCTGCGCTCAAACGGGGTGGCGACGCTGCCGGCTTCAAGTTGGACGCCGGTGATGTAGAAAGTGGCGCCGTTGGTGCCGACGACGGAGGTTGCGCCTGTTACGCCAGTAAACGTGCTAGACGACCAAGAACCAGATGTTCCGTTAAAAGTTGATCCAACACCAAGTCCAAAATTAACGCGAAGTCCAATGCCATTATCAGCAAGCCATGTTCCCGTCGTGTCTCCTGGGATGGTTATAGTCTTGTACTCAAACGTGTTTGCAGCACTTATCGTATAGGACACTGGATAGCATCTGTTTTGTGCATTGTTGGACAAAACAACGCCAAAGGTTCCGGTCAGGCTAGAGCGAACCCAAAAAGATAGCGTGACATAAGCAGCTCCTGCCGCACCCCATCCAAGATCAGCAACATTAAAACCTTCAATAAGTTGTCGAATAATAAATGAGTCACTTGTTAAAACAGAATAGGCAGAAGATGAAGTAAATAATAATGAGTTTGTAAACCCTGCCGGTGCAGTTGTACTTCTTTGAGATGTTCCTTTGCTGCTTTGAGTCGCTGCAAACTTCCAACGGTCGAGTGGATGCACGTCGTCATTGGCCGTCACACTCGCCCCAGCATTGCGCTGGTCGATCCGCATGTCGCCGTTGATGATGCGGTTGCGAGCGCCACTGAGCGCCCCACCGTTAAGGCTGCTGAGCTGCGCGGTGGCGGTGCCGTCTGATGCCAGCACAATGGCGGGCGAGGCCGCTGAGGCGTGTTGAAGGTTGGTGGTCTTGAGCGTGCTCATGGGGTCACCTCCAGGCCGAGCAGTTGTTTGAGGTCAGCCACGGTCAGACCAGCAGCTGCAAGTTTTTGTTCTGGCGTTGGCTCTGGCATGGGTTCAGGCTGAGGGCGAGATTGGATCTCCGCTATTTCTTCCGGCGTCAGAGGAATGATCTTTTCCTCGCCGGTAATGACGTTGACTTCGATGCGTTCCATGATCATCCCTCGTACATGATGTTGATGGAACCGGCGTCAAAGGTGTCGGTGCCGTTGACGGAGGTGATGCGTACGCGATCTAGGGTGCCGGAGAGGGTTTTGTCTCCAGCGGTGAGCCTCGTAACTGCTTCGGTGGTTGAAGCAAGAGTTCCGCTGGCAATGTATTTATTAGATGATCCGAAAGCTGTGATAAACACTAATCCAGAAACAGCAACAGCCGCACCAGCCCCTTGTCCAATGCCAAAACCAGTTGTGTACTGTGCTGATTGATACTGTTGCGCTATTCCAGCGCCTGGGTTCGAACCAGATCCTGCATACCCAGTAGTTTCAACGCCACTGCTTGTCCCAAGCTGAATCAAAATAATGGATGATCCACTCAGGCTGACTCCATTTAGCATCACCGTCACCCGCTTCACCCAACTTGGGATTCCAGTGAAGTCAATCGCGGTGCCAGAGGTAGAAGCAACAGAGGTGCCAAGAACCTGTCTGGTGCGATCAGCAAAGCTCAGGGTGCCGCTGCCGTTGGTGACCAGCGCCTGATCGGCGGAGCCATTACCAGTCGGAAGCACCAGCGTGTTCGAGCCAGCCACCGCCGGAGCGTCGATCTCGGTGTAGCCCGATGTGCTGCCGTTCAGCCTGATTGTCATTGGTTTACCTCCAGGGCGGTCTTGATTTCGTCAGGGGTAGACGCGCCTTCGATCACGTCTTGGATCAGGGCGTACTTGTCGCGGATCTGCTGGCGGGCTTCCTCCGCTGCGGTGGCGTCAGCACCAGGGATTTGCTTGGCGATCACCTCGTCGTAAGGGGCGAATTCCTCAGCGCGTTGCTGGCGGCGACGGTCGTGGCCGATCTCTTTGCACTTATCAAGGTCGTGCTCCACGCAGCAATCACCCATGACCCACGCATTGCGGAAGTAGCGGTCGCTGGGGATGTCGGCTTCGTCCACGATCTCGTAGGGCACGCCCTCGGGCACGTCCTTCGCGGCGACTTCCTTGATGGGCAGCTCGCCGGTGGGGATGATCACCGCGACGCCGCCTTCAGGTGTGGGGTAGATGATGCGGTTCATGGTGATTAGCGGAAGACGGCGACGCTGATCCAATCAATGTCAGCCCTGGTGTCGTTGGGATATGTTCCGAACCGAAACGCGCTTGCGGTTTGCGAACCAGCTGTAGTGCCAGCAAAGTCGCTTCCGCCAAAGTGGGTGATTCCATTTACTGCGGCGGTCGTACCTAACACACAACTTCCGACTACAACATAATTCTTGTCTGCAAGGCTATTGGTAAAGTTGAACCTATACATTCCTACCCCTTCGTCTGTAATGCTGCTGCAGTTATAGCTGCTATTTGTTGTGCCGTTTCCGTTGCAATTCACCCACGCCTTGCAAAGCTGCCCCTGCTCAGTGGTGCCGATCTTGGCGTAGGTGACGGCGTTGGCCGCAATGTCCGCCGTGGTGATGCAGTCGTCGGGCAGGCCGCCTGCGCTGATGCCGGTGACTGTTCCAGAGCCGTTGATGGTGATGGGCATGATCAGACGATGACCCAGGACTGGCCGGAGGGGACAGTGACGGTTACCCCGGAATCAATGGTAATCGGCCCGGCACTCATGGCGTTTTTGCCCGTAGTCAAAGTGTAAGTCGCCGTCACCGTTTGTCCATTCTCATAGAAAATGTCGTCGGAACTTCCGCCCGTTGCCCCACCGCCGATGGCGCCCCAGGCGCTGGCTTTGTAGCCCTCAAACTGGTTGAGGCTGGTGTTGTACCGGATCATCCCGTTGATCGGGGTGCCGGGACGCTGGGCAGTGGTGCCGTCTGGCAGTTCCAGTGCCGTGGTTGTGGCGAGAACGACGTCGCCGGTAAAAGTCGCCCCAGTGAGAGAGGCCAGGCCGAAGGCGGTGGAGGCGAGGGGGCCGACCGTCACCCAGCCGCTGTTGGCGGCATTGCGGATCTTCAGTAGGCCGGAGGTGGTGTCGGCCCACCACTGGTAGGCGTAGGTGGTGGCGGGAGAGGTGGCGTTACTGTTATTGGTTGCAATCGCCGCGAAGGCGTCGTTCAAATCGGAACGTACCGCCGCGCCCGTGGCGTTACTAATTACATAGTCATGGGTGGGCATGACAGCCGAGCTGGGGCAGCTTTTGTCTTACTTTAACCGCCTCGGCCGTATCCCACAGCACTCCAGTTGAAGTTGCGGTTTACGGCTGTGCCGGCGGAGTTTCTAAATGTAACAGTAAACCCGGTGCTGCTGACGCTGGTGACCTCGAAGTAGTCGCCAGTGCCCATGTTTTGCGCGGTAATTCCGATGCTGGGTAGGTAGGCATTGGTGCCACCCAAAACGGTCGTGCCAGTGAAGAAGCTGTTGGTGAAGGTGATGTTTTTGGCGCCGGCGCCGCTGGCTACGGTTCCGTCGCTTTGTTCGGTGCGGCGTTGGAAGGTGGCGTCGTAGCCGAGTTGGTCGATCAGGATGTTTTGGTCGGCGGCGTAGCTTTCGAGATCGCTGCGGAATTGGAAGGCCCTGGCGCGGAAGGTGCCGTTCACAAATTCCTGCCAACTGCTCCAGGTGGGGCTGGAAGCCGGGTTGTCGAAGGTGTGGCGCAGCATCAACTTGGCGTTCACTTGGTCCACAACAGCGCCGTCCCAGTCCGGCCAGTCGTCCACGAGGTCGGTGCGGGAGTCGATTAGGTCGTTGGGGTAGTAACCGCGGGTGACGAAATAGCGGCGGAGATCCAGGGCATAGGTGTTGCCCAAGTCCAGGGTGTTGGCGAAGGCGTAGGTGCCAGTCAGTGAGTTATCAAGCGTCAGGGCATCGAAGGTAGCGTTGTAAACGACAGATGTTTTGGTGCCTTGGAAGGGTGGGACGTCCTGGTCTTCGCGGCGGGTTTGGACGGCAAGAGGTGCGATGGCATCCGGCAGGTCGATGATGACGCTGGCCTCAGATACCGATTGTCTGCCGCCGTCGTCCTCAAATTTCGCCAGCACTTCGCCTTCAACCAGCGGAATGATTGCTTCCGTGGCGGAACCTGATTTGGCTGGGATTAGGTCAATGCTGTTGCTCCAGTTGGCCGTGCCATCGGTAAGGCTGCTGTGGCGGATGTGGATTTTTCCGCCGACCTTCACGTCGAGGTCAACAGTTTCGCTCCAGCGCAGGCGGCCGGAGTTGTTGTTGATGGCCTCAAAGGTCAGGTTCTGGACGTTGCCGGGTACGCCTGTTTTACCGATCAGCTGGAACTGACTGGTATTGATCGCGCTGCCGCGATTGAGGTAGTTGTATGCCTGGATCTGAACGTAAATCGTTCCAGGGCGTGTGTTTGGAACACGAAGAGATGGGGATGTGGTTACAACTTGCACCCAGTTGTCATTGTCGATGCGGTATCTGACGCGGAACTCGGTGACGCGCTGTTTGGGGCTGATCCAGCTAAGAGTGAAGCCGGAGAAAATACCTTGGCCTTCTTGGTATAGATATTCGGTGCCGACAATGCCGGTTACGGGATCTGGGGCGTCGGATAGGTTGCTGATGTCGCGAGTGGTGAGGGTGTTGTTGGTTTCGATTGCGTTGTAGATGCTGCTGTTGTATTGCAGGGCCGTGACGCCGTAAACGCCGTCGTCGGATTCGGCGACGTTGAGGACGCGGAATTGTTGCGATTGGATGTCGTCGGTTTGGATTAGCCAGATGGCGTTGGCGTTGGGTGCTTCGCTAAATGGGTTGCCGACCGTGATTGTGCGGTCGCTGATGGACTGGATCGGGCGGAGTTCGACGTTGCCGGTAGGCAGGATGACCGAGATGCGCGGGTTGCTGGCGAGGTTGACGGATAGGTCGCTGCTGGAATCCACCGTGATGGTTGTGGTGGTGGCGGAACTGACGCGGCCGCTGCGGCGTGTACCAGCCTTGGTGGGATCGGCAATGTCGATCACCATGCCGGGGCGCAAAATAATGCCGCTGTCGATTGACACCGAGAAGGTGACGGTTTCGGTCAGGTTTTGTTCGCTAAGTAGCGCCCACTTACCAGCGCGGTGGGCTTGACCTTGGCTGTAACAACCGAGGGCTTTGATGTCTTTGTTGATGATGCCGTATTTGGCTACAGCGTCTGCATCTTCGATGTATTCATACTCAACTTCGCCCAAGGTGTCGTAAGACTGCCAGGCAACAGTTGCGGTGGTATGGCGGGCTTTCTGTGAAGTACCGCTGTAGATGAAAAGACCGTCAACAACATTGCTGGGTCCCAGCAGATATTGCGCGTCCGTGGGCTTGTCTTGCTGGAGCACCAGCGAGCCCGCGCCGTAATATGCGATGCCTCGGAACAAACTGGTCATCTCTTGGATGACGTTGTACACCTCGTCGCGGCTGTTGATTAGAAGGTTGCAGGAGAAGCGGGGTTCCAGGCCGCCTTTGCCGTTACTGACGAGTTCATTACAGTACTGGCTGATCGAATAAAAGTCATAGCGGTCCAGGCTGCTGGCCGGGATGCTGGCGCCGTAACGGGTGTTGGTGAGAAGATCCCACAAGCACCAGGCTGGGTCATTACACCAAGTTGCGGCGCCAAAAGTGCCGTTCCAGACGCCGGCGTAGGTAACTCTTCCGGGATAGGTAACGGTATCGACAGTGGCGTTGCTTGGTAGCTGGACTTTGATGCCGCGAATTAAATATTTGCGAGTGGGAATTGAGTCAAACTGGCGCGAGTCGAAGCGCAAAAATGCCAGTGCGCTATTTGGGTATCTCAGTTTTTCGTCGATGATTTCTGTGTAGCTGAACCAGTAGGTTTCGTTTTGGCGTTTGGCGCTGGTTTCGTCGCCGCTGACGCGGATGACTTTGATGTCAACGGGGAACGCGCCAGACAGCGGGATCATGTAGTCGCGCTGGTAGCGGTTGCTGGTTTTGCCGCTGATCGTGTCGTCTACAACGGTTGTGTAGCCGCCGGCGTTGTACTGGACTTGGATGCGGACTTGGACGCTGTGGCCAACAATGTCGCCGTCGTCTTCGATGATCTGCAGTGATGGAACTTGCAGTGTGACGCGCACACGATCCACGTCGGAATCGGTGATTGTGCGGACAATCGGAGTGGAGTTAATAACTTCAACGTTGACGGCTTCTTCGCTTTCGGTGCCGATCAGGTTGCTGATGTAGCTCTGGGCTTGCGTGCCAGTGCGGGTGACGACGGTGTAGCCCTCAAAGTTGGGGTTGTTGGCGGCGTCGCGGACTGGGGTGCCTTCGAGGTAAATCCCTTTTTCGCCGTTTTCGATGCCCTCAATTTCGCCCTCGGACAACAGATCCAGCACGCTGGCGTATTGGACGGACTGGAGGGAGTCGTCGGCTTCTGTGGGGGTGCGGCTGGATCCGCCGCCACCGCCGCCTTTGCCGCCACCGCCGCCTCCACCGCCGGCACCAGCAATCCCGAGGCCCAAGCCGGCATTGTGGACGCGGATGTTGTTGGCGATAAAAGTGTGGTGGCCTTCGACCGTCAGGTTGTAAACCGTGCCAGGGCCGATTTCGGTTTTGCTGACGATCGGGCGTAGGTGGTCGTTGCCGTCTACCAGGCAGTCGTCGGGACCCAGGGAGTCGATCTCGACGAAAGCGTTGAATTGGTTGAGGACCCAGTGGTTGGGGGTCGCATCAAGATGCTCGCCGCCCCAGAGCGTGTAACGGATGACGCGCTCGTTCTCGTGGACGTGGACCTTGAAAACCTGGGCTGTGTGCAGCTTGCCCTGGTCGTCGAAACTCAGGACAAGATCGCCTTCTTTGAGTTCGTCGATGCGGCGGGCGCCGCTAGGAGTAGATACAGGCGTATGTCCCAGGAAACACCCGCCACCACCGCCACCGCCAGAGCCGACAATTCGTGTCATATCAGTTGGTCAACGTCAAGGCCGCTGGAGAGAACAGCGGAGCCAACAAATACGCGCCCGTATGCAATCGGAACCGGCAAACCTTGTTTTGCGGTGTTGACGATGCCGGAAAATGTAAACGACTCGAACTTTGCAGCGTCGCGTCCGCGCTCATAGGTAGAGGTGGATTGAACAGGCGACGGTGATAAAGACTGCGCGATTCCGCTGAAAATCAATGCTGTGCCAAGGCCACCGATCAAGGTGGATGCACCAGCAAGGAAAGCCGTGGTGCCGAAACTGGTGGCGGCGCCCGTGACAAGGGCCGCGCCGGTCGTGGATGTAAATGCGCCGGCGCCAAGGCCCAAGAAGCCGGCGCCGAGTGGGGCGGCGACAATCGCCAGGGCTACCAGGCCGATGCCGGCGAGGATTTGATTGCCGCCCTGACCAGCACCAGCGATTACGGGCGTAATGCTAAAAACTTCGCGCTCACTAAATGGAGCAATAATTAGGGGAATGTTTTGTTCGGTAATTTTTTCTTTTCCGAGGGTTACGCGATAACTTACGCCGTTTTTTTCGCTGTCAATTAACCACTTTTCGAGGCCGGGGAAATTGACGCAAAGTGCCTTGAGTGCTTGGGCTGGCGTGTCGGCTTCGAACTGGAAGCGGCACTGACCCAGCTTTTTGCGGAGTGCGCCGTAGACCTTAACGACTTTCATGCCGCAGGACTCGGGCGGTGCTTTTCAGATAATAGCCGCCAAACACATCTCTACTACTCAAGCGCCCCTGAAGGTGGTGCAGGATCAGTTGGTCACCTAGATAGATGGCCGCATGGTTGGGCAGCGGTGACTGGAGCTGCATCAAAATCGCGTCGCCGTACTGCAGTTCTTCCAGGGGGATTGGGTAAAAGCCTTCGTTGGCGAAGTTGTCTAGGTATAAATTCTCACCCTTGAGCCAGAACTGGTCGCGGCGGTCGTAGTCGCTGAGGTTCAGGCCGAACTCGCGGTTGTACCAGTCGCGGCAGAGCGTGTAGCAGTCCACAACGCCGAAGACGAATTCGCGTCCCACGTAGGGCAGCTCGAAACCCTCGGGCTCGCAGTAGCCCCACTGTTCGGTCTGAGGGTTGACGATGTGCCAGGGCAGGCCAGATTTTTCGCAGGCAACGCGGTCGGCCTGGGATGGGGCGTGGTTGGTTTTGGGGTGGCTGTGTACTACGGCCACGATTTCGCCCTGGTCTTCGGCGGCGGCATAGTCGGCGGGGTCCAGGACAAAGTGCTCGTCCGGGGTTTCGGCCAGGTTGCGGCAGGGAAAATACCGCTTGCGGCCTTTGACCACGGCCACCAGGCCGCAGGATTCTTGCGGGAACTCGGTTTTGGCGTGTTCCAGGGCAGTTTCCTGGACTGTTTTGGTGAGTTTCATTGGGTGAGGCCGGCGCCGGGGAATGATCCGAAGGGCAACTCGCCAGCTGCACCAAAGCGGAGTTTGCAGGAGCTAATGCGTTTTCCGCATTTGTCCTGGGCCAAAGTGCCGACCACGTTGTCGTTGGCGTCCCAGTAGTTGCTGCCGGTGTAGCCGCACTCGGTGCTGCGGTAACGCCACTGGCAGATGTTGGCGATGATCTGACGCTTGGGGATCATCACGCCGGCCAGGTCGAATTTGCTGGCCAGCTCGAAGGAGACGGATTCACGGTTTTCGCTGGCTTTTCGGTCCACATACCAAATCTCGTCTGGGAATTTGGCGTGGGAATCGGCACCAGGCTCGCCGTCGAGGTATTTCTTCAGTGTGCGGATGCGTTTGACCGTGGCGCCACCCAGGTCGTTGCCGGGAGTGGTGGCGTTGACCAGCAGCAAAAGGCTGGTAATCAGTTGGTCAATGTTGCTGATGGTCAGCGTTGGGCGGGGCAGTGTGCCGGTGTTGCTGTAGTCAAAACCTTCGGCCTTGATCGGTAGGCGGATGTAGGTGTTGCCGTTCCAGATGATGTTGCCGGTGACGTTGGCGTTGCAGCCGTTGTGCCAGCGGTAGGTGTCACTGCTGCCGTGGAGTGCGGCGTCAAGCGTTAGTTCGAACAGTTCGATGATGGCGCTTGGTGCCAGGGCAGCGAGTTCTTCGTAGACGCTGCTGATTGCCTTCCAAACGACGGTGCCATCGGTGATGGTGCTGCCAATGTCGGTTGGCCAGGCGGGTTGGGTGCTGGAGCTGGTGCCAGCCGTGGTGCATTGGAAGACGAGGCCGGATGCCTGCAGGCTGCTGGCGCGGACAATCGCACCAATGGCGTAAACGGTTGAACTAGCCCAGGCTGAATATGCCATCAGGGTTCAAATACTTGTTGGAAGGTGACGTCAATTTTGCTGCGCTGGAACTCGTACATTTCGCGGGTCCAGCTGGGGCAGATCCACTTGTATGAGGTGGAGGTGTCGGGTGGGGTCCAGTCGAAGCTGGCGTTGTCGGCGGCGCGGTCGTTTAGGAAGGTTTCGATAATGTCGGCGTCAGCGTCGGTGACGTTGAAGCTGAGGCGCCACTCTTTCGGATTTTGGTTGAGGCCGTAGGTCAGGCGCTGTTGGTAGCCGTCGCCGAATCGGACCGTGCGGACATTCGGCTGACTGCTCTTGTTGGCCGAGTAGGTCGGGTTGTAGCTGGGGAAGGTGGCCATTAGGCGAGCAAGCCTCCGGGGCGTTTTTGTTTGATGAGTTCTTGCTGGACCGCGATGCCGATGGCTTTGCCGAGCTGGCTGGCTTGGTTGCCATCCCCTTGCACACTAGACCCGCTGGCGTCCACGTTCACCACGACGTTGGCGCTCCCCATCCCAAGGCTGTCGTTGGGCACAATACCGCCGCTGCGGCCTGGGACGAACAACTCGGGGCCTTTTTCGCCGACGATGTAGGGCGAGCCAGCAGATACAGGACCGCCTGCTGCTCTAAATCCAATAGGGCCAACCCCAAATCCGACAGCAGGATTTAATTTGCCCGCAGCGGCCGTAGCACCCCCAAGACCCATTCCGCCGCCGGGGAAAAGGCTAAGGACGCTGTTGAGGATCGTCATTTCGATCCACTTGGCGATGATCTGGGCCGCCATGTCAAGGAAGCGGTCGGCAACGCTTTGGAAGAACGAGGACAGCGCCTCTTGGGCGGTCATGGCGCCAGATACAACTCCCTTGAACGAGTTGGCAAAGGCGGATCCAATGCCTTCAGCAGCAGCTGTAATTTGATTAATGGGATCAGTTAGCGTGTTTAGCTCGCCGCGTAGTTTTGCTATTTGATCTTCTAGACGTTGGCGATCTGTAGGGCCTTCACCAGGGCCTTTTGCAGCTTCACCTTTAATAGCATCTTGCTGATCTTTATAGATTTTGAGTTGTTTTTCTAGTTCAACGGTGCTTGCACCACGGGCCTTAGCCTCAATAATTGCAAGGTCCGTAATTTTAATTTGCTCTGCCACAGCATCTAGTTGCTGTGCAATCATTTTTTCGTAGTTAGCAATTCGTTGTGCCTCTGCGGGCAGCAAACCTTCGGTAACAAGGCGGTTGTACGTTTTAGCGTATTGAGCTTGGAACTCTTGCTCTTTACGAATCTGCACAAACGACTGCACGCTTTGCCTTACAGCAGCTGCTGCCTGCAACTCGTCTTCAAATTTCTTCTGATTGATTGCCCGAGCCTTGTCCGCTGTTTCTAAACGCAAGTTTTCAAGACGTGCCAGGGCAATCTGGTTAATTAGACCTTTTTCGCTAGCGTAATTTGCACTTAAAAGAGCTTTTACGCGATCGCGTTCAATATCTGCTCTAATTTTGTCTTCTTCTGCTGCCAATGCTGTGTAGTCCCTACCCTGGAACTGCAAATCTCTGATGCGGTCTTCTGCTTCACCGATGGCTACTATTGCTGCAAGTTCTTCTTTTAATTGCCCCGCACGACTTTCAGGTCCCTTGGGTTTTGCTGTGTACTGATCCTGTAAAGCACTTTGTAATCCCAAAGCTCCTGTTTCTTGCGTCAAACCTCTCATTGCTGCTTCAACAGCAGCCCGCATTTGTTTTTCAAGTTCAGCCGCATTTTGTGTAGCAATTTGCTTACCGCTGCGGGCTCTTACACCTTCCAGCGCAGCAGCAACTTGATCCAGGAAGGGTAGTCTCAGTAAACTACCCTCGCGCATTTTTTGTATAAATTGAATAGCTAGGCTTAATGCGCCTGCAATGCCTGCAACGATATTTTCCCACGTACTTAGCAGATTATCCGTAAACTGCACTTGACTCTTAGCAGCTACGGCACTTTGTATGCTTCTTTCAACTACAAGTTTTAGTAGAGCGGCTTGAGTTTGCGTTGCTCCAACTGTATTTAGCTGTAACGCTAATTGATTGGCAGCTTCAGTACCAATGTACTTACGCAGTTCAAATATAGAGGACAGCGCGTTTTTCTCGTCTATTCCAGCGCGGGCAATAGCTTCAAATGTAGCTGCTCCTCCAACGCCCCCAAACAGCGTTGCCAAAGCCTCTCGCGTTTGGGCGTCTCCGAACTGGCTAAAAGTATTTACTAGCTTTAGAGCTTCGTCATTTGTTATTTGCAGTGTTTTTGCCAGGCTCTTTATGTCATCTGCCGTTGTAGTCGATGTGTTGCCAGTTGAAGACAAACTAGAATTAAGATTTGCCAGAGATTTATTTAATGTTTCCGACTGTGTAATTATATCTCCGATAGCCGTACCAGCAATAGAAAGCGCGAAGCCGAAACCTCCTCCGAGAAGACCGCCGGCTAAACCGCCAAGGGCACCGCCTGTTGCCGCAGCTGCTCCTTGACCGAACAGTAGAGGAAAGCCGCCACCAATAATTGCACTACTGATAGCGCCTCCAGCACGACCACGCATAGCAGTGCCAAAGCCTCCTGGACCTGCTACTGATGATGCGGGTTCGTTGTTAAAATATGCTTGTCTATCTTGTAATTTACGCGCCCTACGGGCACGGCTTTCTTCAAGTCGGTCAAGTTGCTGAATACGGTCTGCCGATTCTTTAAGTTCGCGGTTGTAACTGTCTTGACCTAGTTCAAGTTGTTTAATGCCTCTTGCAGAAGCGTTAAGCATTGTGGAGTCGGGCAGAGCCTTTATCCCCTGCAGTTTTACCGCTTGACCAGCGATCCCCGCGTATAGCGCCTGTATCTGACTTAACGGGCGTACTTGTTCTTCAAGAGCCTGCGCGAAGCGCAAGGCCATTGCGGCTTGGTCTTCGGTGCGTGCACCGCCGAGGCGTTCAACAGAACCGGTAATTCGTCGACGAGCGCCGCCGCTCATTGCCGGTGCTCCAGGGGCAGAAGGAGCTAGCAATAGTTGGGCCGCAGGGGCGTTGGCTAAAGCACGTGCCGTTCCAACGGCTACAGCGGCTAAACGATTAAGTTGTCCTCTAGCTTGGAGCTGCTTATTAAGTGCTTCTGCGCTTTTTTGCTCTAAACGTAAAAGGCCTGCTTCTAATTGTGCTTGTTCTTCTGTGGCTCGGATAATACGCTTAATCCGCTCTTCGACGGGAGATGTCTGGCCTACAAGCGCACCGACCGGCGAAGCGGCTCCTGGGCCAATAGGACCGCCATACTGCGTTGTTTCACGAATACCAGCAGAGGCTAATTTTTGTTTACGTCGCAGTTCAATCTCTTCTTTAATTAAGTTATTTTGGAGCTGTAAAGCGCTATTTTCTTGTCCTATAGCTGTAACAAGCTGACTTATTGCGTTTGCATAGTCACCCGACGCTTTTCCGGCCGCATTTAATTGTATAGCTGTTTCGCGTAAATTAGCCGCTGCTTTTCCTGCTGCTCCCGAATACTCAGCAAGGCTCTGTACTGCTTTTTTATCAATAAATGTTTTTATATTTGCATCATCAATGGCACGGCTTAGCCGTGTAATTCGATCCTGCAGTTCTTTTAACCGAGCTGCGCCTGTTACGCCAATTTCAATATCGGCTCTGTAAGCCACGGCGCCGCGTCACACTCTGGTACTTCAGTTTACGCCGTAAAAAGCCGCCGGGGCTAGCGGCGGCGTTTGGCCTTGTCGAGTTCCTTTTGCTGGTCCTCGTTCAAGATCTGGAAGTAGGCGCTCCAGCCGAGCAATTCCTCGGTGGTCATCGTGGTGCTGATTTCGGAAAGGGTCTTGCCTAGTTCTTTGGCGACTCCGAATTGGAGCATGAGCCAGGTGTCTTTCCGAAGCTCGGCACTCAGGATTTTGGGTCGATCGGCTCCTCGCCGTCGGTCAGGATCGCCAGCATCAGGGCTTGCAGGTCCTTGTCCTTGACTTCGTTCTTCAAGACGTCGATTTCGCCGGCGTTGAAGATCTTGGCGCCAGTGTCGTCCAGGGCTTTGGTGATGAGCAGCTGGAGGGCGAAGGCGTTGGCGTCGTCGGACTTGGCCTGTTTTTGGGCGCGTTCGCGCTCGGCCATGGTCAGCGGTGTCACCCACATCTCAAAGTCACTACCGTCGCTAAGCGTGACGGTCTTTTTGGCAGGCTCCAGGTTGGCGGCCTTGCGGAGGCGGTCAATGGCGCGGACGGGAACAGGCATACAAAGTGCTTGTTTATGGTTCTAATGTAGCGGACTAGACAGCAAAAAGCCCCAGTTGCCTGGGGCCGAGTGCTGATTTTGAGTTGGATCAGGACTGGGAGAAGTCGAAGGTGGGGGTGCCAGCGGGGCGGAAGTTGACGGTCACCGATTGGGCGTCGTCGGGGTTGATGTTCAGGCTGGCGGAGGTCAGCACAG